CCAGTAAAAAAGGTTGGTCAGGGCATGGCTATGCTGTCAAACCCATCCAAAACTGCTGAACAACTCATCTTGAAGAAGGCTATTCATCACGATGGCAACCCATTTGTGGGCTGGCAGCTTGGAAACTGCGAGGTTTACACTGATGTCAACGGAAACGTGAAGGTCAGGAAGAACGAAGCTGACCCATCAGCCAAAGTTGACGGCATTATTGCGATGATTATGGCTCTTCACTGCCATTTGGATAACGTATTTGTAAGCGATTCATTTGGCTTTAGGTCGCTGGAGTGGTAAAGTATGTGGAAATAGGAGCGAATCATGGGTATTCTTGATATTTTCAAGCGCAAAGATGTAGGCCAAAACGAGGCCAACACTCTCTTTGGACAGACCGCTTTGGGCAACAATATCGTCTATCAAGGCGATAACAAGCGTCCAACGGTCAATACTCAGATTCTCTATGTGACCACCTCCAGCGCCACTGCTGCTGGTCGTAGCGTGGATATGTCGGTGCTGAGTCGCAACAGCACAATCATGGCCTGCGTTGGCCTGAAGGCCCGTGCGCTTGCTCAGTTGCCGTTGAAGGTGTGCTGCGAAACAGAAGATGGTCAATATGTTGATGCCATTCGCTCTGACAAGGTTGGCGCTCGGGACAAGGCGAAAGCCAAGCAGGTTGCCAAGCTGTTGGGCAACCCAAACAACTTCCAGAGCAAATACGAATTCTGGTATCAGTGGCTTATGTGGTACGAACTGTCTGGTGAAGCCTTTACCCTGTGGTGGAGGAAGGATCAGAAAAGCTCGACCGAAACTCCGCTGGAGATGTATGTTCTGGACAGCACTTTGATTGCTGCTCAGATCACTCCTACCCGTTATCCGTCCTATCGCCTGTCCACACCAAGTTATGGCTTTAGCAAGGACGAGCCATTGGCAGCGCATCAGGTCATGCACTGCAAAGAAATGGCTTGGCAAGGTTCTGCTGGCTTTAACAAAGGCATTTTGGCAACTGAGTTGGTCGGCCTTGACCAAGACATTGATTTGTACGCCAACTTTGTCATGCAGAACGGCGCAAAGCCCTCGGGTATGTTTGTGACCGATCAGGTTGTGCCTGATGGCAAATACAAAGAGGTTGCGGCCCGTCTGAAAGAGGCTTGGGCCAACATGACTGGCAGCAAATCCTCTGACCCAAGCAAACCGGGCCAAGGTATGTTGCTTGACCAAGGAATGAAGTACCAGAAGCTGGAAATGCTGAACTTACAGGACGCTGACGCTGCTGCTTTGAAGCTGCAAACCATGAAGCGTATCTGCGGTTTGTTCGGTGTGCCTCCGTCCATGATTGGTATCTCTGACAGCAAGTTCAACAACACTCAAACGCAGTTGGATGAGTTTTACAAGTCAACCATGTTCCCTGTCATTGTGAACGTGCAGGAAAAACTCAAGGCTCACTTGCTGCAAGGCTACCCAAGCCTGTGTATTGAGTTCGACACCAAGAATTTCCTCAAGGGCGCTCCTCTGGACCAGATGAACTTTGCGACTGCTGGCGTGAAGAATGGCATCATGACTCCGAACGAGGCCCGTGAATATATGAATATGCCTCACATTGATGGGGCAGACGAGTTGGTGAAGGATGACAAACCGGAAGAGCCAATTGCTGGCAGCTCTCCGCAGGATACGGGCGGCGGTGGTGGAAGCCAATCTAAGAAGATGAACATCGGCTCTAAGACTTGAATAAAAATGCGTACTGATTCAAAATATCTGGTAGCATTAGCAAGACAGGTCATTAGACCACCAATACAATTGCCCGTATCACAGGGGCAATCCCCTAAAATACAGGACAATAATTTATCCATTGCTTTAGGGGCAATCAATGAAGCAACTGAATCTAATCTGCGAAGCAAAGCTGAACCTGTCCGAAAAGGCCGCAAACGGCGAACCGACAGGAAAAATTGAAGCTCGTATCACCACTTGGGGCGCTCGTGAAGGCGCTGATGGTCGTAAATTCTTCTACAAGCCTGAAGGATTTATGGAATGGGCAGAGCAATTTGCCGAGTCAGGTCGTCCACTCCCAATGTTCCTGAACCACAACGCTGATTCCATGCCTGTTGGCGAATGGACAGAGTTGGAAATGGATGATGAGGGCATGAGCGCCAAAGGTCGCTTGTTCTTGAACACCACTGCTGGTTCTGACCTGTACCAAGTCATGTCTGAGTCGCCCAATATGTTTGGCGGCGTTTCTGTTGGCGCTTACGCTGATGAATATCAGTGGGTTAAGGAAGATGGAGAGCCATTTCCTGCTGGCTCTGGCGACTACTACGAAGACGGCTATTTCCAGATCACTAAAGGTGGCCTGCGTGAAACTAGCGTGGTGATGTACCCCAACAATCCCAAAGCAGAGGTCAAAAAGCTAGAGTATTTCCGTGAAGACGGCTCTGCTGACCTGAAAGTATTGGAAGAAGCCCTGCGGGATGCAGGTCTGTCCAAGCAGATGTCGGTTGCCGCCGCATCTGTGTTCAAGACGGTGATTGAGCAGCGTGATGCTGTGAAACCGCCTATTGAAAATGCGCCAACTCAGAGTGATTCTGATGCGGAGGCAACCGAAGCTGAAATTCTCGCTGCTCTTGAGCAACGTGAGTTTCTTAAACTCCTAGACAAACGACTGAAAGGTTAATCATGTCACAAGTTATTCTTGAGAAATTGGATGCTATCGAAGCTAAACAAGCTGAAGGCATCTCGGCTATTGAAGCCAAAATCCCCGCTGCTGTTGAGGCCGTCAAAGCCGAATTCAGCGAAATGGTTGCTGCTCTGGAAGCCAAAGTCGCCTCCGTGCAAGCTCCTGCCCTCATCAAGCCTGCCAAGACTGTTCGCGGCGATGTGAACAAGTCGGTTCGTGAGCAACTGAAATCTGTCCTGAATGGCAAGTCTTCTTTCGAGAAAGAGTTGAAGATTTTTGCTGATGAAGCTCAGATGGAAGCGTACCTGAAAGAAGCCTCTGCTTTGACCGCTGGCGGTGATGGTAAGGGTGGTCGTACTGCTTACGATCCAGTGTTCCGCGCTCTGCGTTTGGCTAACCCCTTGCGCGGCGTGTCTCGCACTGTAGCTACTGATGGCTCTAGCTATCAGTTCCGTGTCAAGACTGGTAATGCTGGCGCTCAGTGGGGCTACGCCATCCAGAACAACGGCACTCCTACAACTGAAAACACTTCCATCTGGCAAATCGTGTTGAAGGACATCAACGTCCAGTTCCCAATCCGTACTGCGGCTTTGGACGACATCGATGGCTTGGAAGCCAACGTGGTTGACGATATGCTGGCTGAATTCGCTCAGAGCGAAGCCCTGTCCATGATCGTGAACAACGACCAAAGCGGTAGCGGCACTACTGTTGCCACGGGCGGCGCTGACGGCCTGCGTGGTTTGGACCAGTACGGTGGTGCTAACAGCGTGTACGCTGGCGGCACTACCTCTGAGGCTGCTTTTGGCTCGTCCGGCACTGGCTCTAGCTCTGGCCTGCACAGCTTGGCTACCTACGACCAGATCACCACCAACGGCAACACTGTTGGCGCTGCAAACATCACTTACAAAGACGTTGTGAACTTCATCTACGCACTGCCACAGCAGTACTGGACTGAGAGCGCCAAGTTCGTTGTAAGCCCTGTCTTGCTGGCCCAAATCCGTGGCTTGGTGGACGACAACGGCACTCCCGTGTTTGAGCGTATGTCCCCGCTGGAAACTGACGGCATCGTTGGTCGCCTGTTGGGCTTTGATGTGGTGGTCAACAAGTATCTGGATAATCCTTCCCAGACAACTACTGGCACTGCTGGCACAACCAGCTTGTACCCAATGTACTTTGCTGACTGGAGCCGCTTCCACACCATCATTGACCGCTTGAACATGGTTATGCGCCGCTATGACCAGACTTTGCCCGGTTTCATCACCTTCTTTGGTGAGAAGCGTTTGGCAACATCGGTGCGCGATCCCTTTGCTGGTGTGCGCTATCGTTCGACAGGCACTGCGACCTGATAAAAATGGGGGGGCTACGGCCCCTCCTTTTTGCGCCTCAACTTTAGGAAATTGCCATGACCATCACTGAAAAAATCCTCGCTGGAATTAAGCAAGCCATTACTGAAGGCGGCACAGTCAACATCGACCTGAAAGAAGCCTCTGCAATCACTGGCTCTGGCTCTGGTGTGGGTGGTCGTGCAGTATTTGATGATGCTTTTGCCGCCTTGCGCTACGCAAACCCTTTCCGAATTGGTTCGCGGATCGTGCCTGTTGCTGGCTCTGATATGCAGTTCGTTGCCAAGACTGGTAACGCAACCAACCAAACAAACCCTTGGGGTTATCCCGTTCAAAATAACGTGGGTACTCCTGACACCAACACATCGATTTGGCAATTGCCTGTTCGTGCTGTTACTGCTCAATTGCCTATTCGTTCGGCTGTAATGTCGGATGTCAATAACCTTGAAGCAACCATTGTCGAAGACCTCGCGCTGGAATTTGCTCAAGTTGAAGGCGCTTCTATGGCGGTCAACTCTGACCAGTCCGGCTCGACCACCACATCCACTGGCGCAACATCCGGCCTGCGTGGTTTGGATATGTATGTGTCTGCCTCTGCAAGTGCTTATGGCACATCTGGCACGGCCATCACAAACGGCATTCACAGCATCGCTACCGTGGCTCAAACTGGCGGCGGCGTGGTGTACAACAACATCGTTGATGTCGTTAATGCCTTCCCAAGCCAATACTGGTCTTTGCCCGGTAATGCTTGGCACATTCGCCCATCCATGATTGATTCGCTGCGTAGCCTGAAGGATTCGCAAGGCTTGCCATTGTTCTTGGAAGTTGGTGATGAAGACGGCGCTGCTGTTGGTCGTATGTTTGGTTTCCCTGTGATTCCAAACCCATACCTGTCCACAGGCTTCCCAATCTACTTGGCAAACTGGCCTCGTTTCCTGACCATTGGCGACACCGAGCAGATGTCGATTCAAATGATGGACCAAACTGCGCCCGGATTCGTTACACTGTACGCAGAAAAGCGTGTAGTTAGCTCCGTGCGTGACCCGTTTGCTGGTGTTCGCATGAGCGCCTAATAGGGGATAAGTATGTCCGTGCAAAGTGTATTGACTGGCCTGCCTTACGGTGGTCAAACCCGCAATCCGTTTAACTACGTCAAGGTTGAGCAGATTGGCAGGGATGTGACCACCAATTGGCTGACTCCTGATGAAGTCACCAATCAATTGAACTTGTTTGACGATCAGAGCCAAGACAGCTATGTCATGGGCTTGGATTTGGCAACTCGGATGTACATTGAGGACTACCTCGGGCTGTCGATCTTCCCTGTAACGTACCGTGTTTGGTATGGCGCAGAGAGCTTGACGGCCACTCCTGTGAGTCTTGACCTGCCAGAAGTCAGTCAGAATGTGCAACCAAACCTTGCGCCTCTGACAATCGGTTCTGTCGGTTATTACAACTCTCTTTTCCCGCCTGTCTTTGTTCCTGTTGACCCATCGCAGTATTACTACGACAACAGCGGTAACAAAATCATCATCACCAGCTTGCCGACCGACATCAACACACAGATGACGGCTCCAATTGTGGTGCAGTACACGACCGTGGGCAGTCCTTTGGCGGCTTATCCCGTGATTAAGCAGGCTGGATTGCTGATTCTCACGCACCTGTACAACAACCGTTCGGACACAACTGAAACCAAGCTGAAGACCATCCCTTATGGCGCTCAGACTTTGCTGCGTCCTTACAAGCCACTGGTGATGTAAATGTCTATTGCGCGTTTTGAAGATGTTGCCATCTACAATTTGACTTTCAGCAAGTCAAGTTTTGGTGAGCAGGCAACCACTCAGACCGAGTGGTTCAAGACCCGTGCGCGAGTGGAAGATGTGGCGAACAACGTCAAGATTTCGGACAAGTACCGTCTGTATCAAGACTTGGTGAATTTCACATTCAATTACACGCCAAACACAAAGCGGATTGTTGACCATCAGCAGTCTTACTCTATTTTCTGGCGCGGCAATTTTTACCGCATCACCGATGTCCGTGAAACGAACAATCGGATGAACGTGAAAATGATGTGCTATCGCTCTGACCCTGTTACGGCGGTGTAAATGGCAACACAAAACAATGTCGTACAGTATGGCAAGGCGATTCAGTACACGCTGAGTCAGATCGTCAATCCTGTGCCTGTTTACGCATCGTTTAACCGAAACTTTGCCGATCAGCCTAAGTTTATTACTTGGATGCTGCGAAACGTCCATCAGCCCGTCTATACGGGTCAGCAGCAGAGCAACAAAGGCATTGACCGTCCTGTATTTCAGATTTCAATCTTTACCCAACAGATTGAAGACGGGTTCACTATCTCCAATCAGATTCTTCAGAGTCTGCATGGATATAGTGGTCAACTTGGAAGTCCCACAGATGGCTTTTTCATTGCGAAGGCCGATGTGATGTGGCTTTACAATAGCTACAACAACGAGGAAAATATGGCGCAAATCTTCTTGGATTGCACCATAGACGTCCCGGCGTAATACAAGACAATTTGTTCAACTATCTTTTGAAGGAAACTCAAAATGGCTCTCATTAACAAAGTCTTGCCCGGATATGTGGCGACCCTCTGGTGTCAAACTGGCGCTACGCCCACACCTCTGACTGATACTCAACTGTCCACATGGACTGGTCAAGTTGCCGACATCATTGGCACTGCTGCTGGCGGCACTGGCACTGATGGCATTCTCGTGCCTGTGGAAGCAATTCCTGCTTTCGGTGCTGACGATGCTTTCGCTGCTTACTCTGTGGCTGGCGCTCGTACTGGTGCAAAGATCACCACACAAAACCAAGTGACCTCGCTGACTATCACTGCTGCTTGGAATCCCGCTGATACAGCACAGTTGCTGATCCGCGAAGACGGCTACAACGGCACAATCGTTCGCACCTATGTGGTTGCCGTGTATGACGGCGAAGACACTGTTGCCTACGCTTTTAACGGCATGGTTGGCGGTATGTCTTGGGATATGTCTCCTTCTGCCGAAGGTAAGTTCAACTTCACCATCCACCCCATCGGTGGCAACAGCTACGGCTGGTCCAACAACGCTTAATACAACATGACGACAATAAAAGACAATACAGACCTGCTGAGTTTCCTTGTGAGCCAAGCCGATTCTTCCAAGAATTGGTTTGGCTTTACACAACAACGCATCACTGCTATTGCGTTGGCTCACGACATTGCAAGGCATCACGCCGACAAGATGACACCCGAACAGGCCGTGGAATATGCCATCGCCTTGAATCAGGCTGTCTATGAAAAGATCATCAAAACGACAAGATAAGGAAAAATTATGTCACGCATTCAATCTGCTTTTGGCGACAGTTACCAAAAGGCATCCGCACATCTACGCACCAAGACATTTGAGCTTGGTGGTCATGTCTTTAAGGTTCGCATCCCTTTGACCAAAGAGATGGAGCAAATTGAGACAGCAATCACAACCATTGACGATGAAGTCCTGAAGCAGCGATACGAAAAGATGTCGTCCAGCTTCCGTACTGGCACATTGATTGAGGGTGTGGAAATCACAGAAGATGATGTCATTGTTGAGGGCCGATCCACAAAGGATTTGGTCCGTCAAATCATCATGATGGAACAGCGAATTGTTTACTTCATCAGGCTGCTGGTTCCAGAGGTCGGTACTCTGGACAACTTGACCTATGAGGAAATTGACGCTGAGTGGCCTATGGCTGTGCAGTTGGAAATGATTGCCAAGATTGCAGAGGCAATCCAACCCGGCTACAAGGATTCCAGAAAAAACTAATACAGGACGCCCACTCACAAGCCCGAGCGTATGTGTACGCTCACGGTGGGTGTCCTGACGATATTCCGGTCGATGACCTGCGGAACATTGAGATTATGTTGGTTGATGGGATGATTGGGAACAAGGCTGTCTTGCTGGCGCTAAGTTCCTTGACCACAGGCAACTTAAACTCGAAAATGCAGAAGACGGCAAAGCCATTCCGAATGCAGGATGTCTTGCCGTCAACGCACGACTATATCGTCCCGCCTTTGAGCGAAGAGCAGCAGCGTGAACAGACGAACAAGCAATTGATGGCGTTTGTAGCGATGAAGCCCGGTTCGGAGGCATTCTTGAAAGTTTGACATGGCCTATACCCCTCAAGGGCAAAAATACCAGCTAACCGGATTTGCTGAGTTTGAGCAGCAATTACAAGAGATGGCTAGGGATTTTCGGGGTGACTTGGTTGCTAGGAACACTCTTGTTCCTGCGGCTAAGTCGGCTATGGAGTCGGTTTTGAACTCTGCCAAGTCCAAGGCCAGAGTTGGCGATAAGCCAAGGGATGCCGACAATCCATTTCACATGAGAGACACCATTCGCGTGAATGCTCGCGTCCCAAGCGAAAGGGATAAACGCAGTGAATATGTCAATGAAACTGATGCGGCAATTGCGGTTGTATCAGTCAAAAAGAGTGCTGTTTCACTGGCAAACGAGTTTGGCACTAAGAAGACGCCAGCAAACCCTTTTTTACGCCCTGCATTGCAAGAAAACGTACAGACAGTACTTGGCGCACTAAAATCTGAATTGGCTCAAGGAATCGTTGATTACGCCAAGAAACTGGAACGCAAGAGGAACAAATAATGGCTTCACAAAACATTGCCCGACTTGGCGTTGTCCTTGGCTTGGACACGGCTGAATTTACTGCGTCTATCGATAAAGCCATTTCTGAAAATGCGAAGCTGAAAAATGCGATTCGCCGCGACACTGATGCTGCGGCAAAAGAGTTGAGAGAGCTAACTCACGCCACTGATGATTATGGTAAGGCATTGTCTCGCGTTGAGTTGATGCAGCGTGAGACAACCAGCGGCAAATTCATGAACGCTACTTCTGACATGAAGAGGCGTTTGATGGATCAGGCGGCAGCTTATGACAAGATGGCTGCTTCTGCTAAGAATGCGACTAACGCTCAGTTTAAGATGAACGAGCAACAGAAGATTCAGTTGACTTACCAAACAACTGACTTGGTGACACAGATCGCTTCCGGCCAAAGCCCATTTATCGCCATCTTGCAGCAGGGTGGTCAGCTTAAAGACGTCATGGGTGGCGTAGGCAATGCGCTCCGTGCTGTTGGCTCTTTGTTTACGCCTGTAACAATTGGCGCTGGCGGTGCTGCACTGGCAATTGGCACTATGGCTCTTGCCGCATATCAGGCGGCAGATGACTTGCACAGGCTGCAAGACGCATTGACATTGACAGGCAAGTTTTCTGGCGTAACCGAAGAATCTTTCTTCAGGCTTGCCAAGACACTTAGCGAAAGCACAAACGCAAGCATTGGCAAAACTAAAGATGCTTTGATGGAAGTAATTTCCACAGGCCAGTTTACTGGCAAGGCTTTTGAGGCAGTCACTCAAGCAGTCATCACTTATTCTGAGATTGCAGGCGTTAGCGCAAAAGAAGCAACTGACAAACTAAAAGGCGGTTTGAACGGCACTACTGAAGGCGCAAAGTCTCTTAATAAAGAGATGAACTTTTTGACGCTTGAGCAGTACAAGCAAATTGAAGCCCTTGAAAGGGCAGGCAAAAAACAAGAGGCCGCACAAGTTGTGGCTGTAGCCCTGAACACCAAACTTGAGCAACAGCGCCGAGAGCTTGGCATTCTTGAGGGAGCTTGGAAGGATGTTACAAAAGCTGTCAGCGGTTATTACGACAAGCTGAAAGAATTGCTTACAGGTCCAACTCAGACCGAGACTTTGGACTCATTGACCAATCAAATTGATATGGTCAAGAAAAAGCTGGCTGGAACCAAAGAGGATGAGGACACTGTTTTCACTCGTGGATGGCGCAAAACTCTTGCGGCTCTTGAAGCAGCCAAAGAAAACATCCTTGAAATTCAGCGACTGCAAAACAGATCAACAACAGCCAAAGATGTTGGCGATGCCAAAGCCAAAATTGACGAGTACGACAAGTACAAGGGAATGCTGCGTAGCAAAGCATTTGAAGTCGCCAAAGCTCAGACCGATGCAGAGTTTGCAGGCGCTCGTGTAGGTGTTGGAGAGATTGAGGCTTTGCAGCTTGAGTCAATGAAGAAGTTGGCTGATGCTCGCACAGAGATGGCGCAAAAGAACCGTGAAGAAGACGGCAGGGCCACCGCGCAGAACCTTGAGATTTACAAAAATAAGGCTATCGTCATTGCCACTGAGACTGCCGAAAGGATTAGGCAAATTCGCACCAAATATATGCTTGCCGAATTTGCTGATGAGCAAAAACTGCGTGATGAAGCAAATCTTGCTAGAGCGACTGAAGATAATCGACTGGCTGCTATCCGCACTCAAAATCAAGGCAGAACCAGAGAAATGGAATTTGCCAAAGAGCAACTGGAGATGCGGAACAAGATGATCTTTGCAATGGAGAAAGAGCAAAGGCTTGCACAGCTTTCGCTTGAGTACGCACGGCGCAGGAAAGAGGTTGAAGCGCAAGGCGGTCCTGACCAGCAGTTTAACCTTGACCAAATTGACCGCCAAGAGCAAATGGCAAAGCTGTTTATTGAGATTGAGACATCCATGCTCAGGACGCAGCGTGTGTTTGACTCTGTGTGGAACAACATGAGTTCTGCCATTGACAACTTTGTCAAGACTGGCAAGTTGAGCATGAAAGACTTTGCTCGTAGCGTCATCCAAGACTTAATTGCCATGCACATGAAGATGCAGGCTATGACGTTGCTGCGTGGTTTGTTTGCCAGATTTGCTCCTACAACTGGCATTGGCAACCCAAGTATGTATGCTCTTAATGCGCCATCAGGTAGCGGCATCGGCCTAAGAGCCAATGGCGGCCCTGTTTCTGCTAACACTCCATACATGGTTGGCGAGAAAGGTCCAGAAATGTTTGTTCCATCGGGATCGGGCACGATCATCCCGAACCACAGCATGGGCATGACAACCACCACCAACGTGACAAACAACTACATTAATGCCATTGACACCAAATCGTTTGAAGATCGTCTTCTAGGCAGTTCTAACGCGATTTGGGCGGCTAATCAGTACGCCAACAAGAACCTCGCTACCAATTTCGGGAGAACATAATGTCGTTCCAGACCATCTTTGAGAATCAGCAGTCCATGACTGTGAATAACCGAAGGACGGTAGGCCAGCAGGTCAGCCGTTCTGGTCAGGTGCGCGTGGCTCAATACCTTACTGCTGTGCCGTGGGTGTTTACAGTTGTGCCTCACAACTATCTGCCTTATGCGACTTCCCGAGACATCATTCAAACGATTGACAACCTTGATCGCCAGTTGCCAGAGACAATCACGTTCAACAGCGGCAACTTGTCTTGGTTTACTGCGTATCAGGGTGAATTGACTCTTCCGCAAGTAAATGCCTTGACTTTGGCTGCTGTGCCTGCTGCCAACTCGCAAATTATTTCTGTTGGCAATCTTCCATCCGTGCCTTCAGCAAGGATTGTGTTTAAGGCTGGTGATTTCTTGCAGATGGGTCAATACACATACAAAGTGCGCCAAGATGTTTTGCGCGGCGTTAACACAACTGTATCCGTCAGCCTGCATCGTCCTGTGATTGGCACTGTGTCTGTTGGCACTTTGACCAACGTAGGAAACGATTGTACTTTTACAGTCTTGGCAGAAAAATGCCCAACCTATACACTTATGCCAGCACCCGGAAGTGCCTTTGTGCAATGGGATGAAGCGTTTGTATTTAGAGAGGACATTACAGGATGACTACAACAATGACCGCGCTGAATAGCTCGTCTATTCAGCAAGCAGAATTTATTAGGCTTACTGTTTCGTCAAACATATATACGTTTTGCAACGCAGCGTCACCAATCACTGTCAACGGCATCGCGTTCACAAACCTTGGTAGTCTGCTGCAACTGAGCGACATCAAGCGAGACATCAAAGCAACTAGCTCTGACTTGTCTGTGTCCTTGACTGGAGTTGACGGAACTAACGTGGCTGTTGTTTTGGGGTCTAACATTAAAGGTTCACGCATTGAGGTGTGGCGTGGATTCTTGGACTCCAACAACCAAATCATTACAACGCCTACGCAGCAGTTTTTCAAGCGTTATCAAGGCATTGTTTCCAATTACTCAATCACAGAAGACTTCAACGAGCAGCTACGCATTCGCGTGGCAACTGTTGGTCTGTCCTGTGCCTCGTTCCGGACAATCCTTGAGAACCGTGTTGGCGGTGTACGCACGACACCAAAGATTTGGCAGGTGTACTATCCAAACGACACAAGCATGAACCGAGTTCCGACTATTGCTGGCTCATACTTTGACTTTGGCGGTCAACCCAATACCTCTGGCAGTCAGGCTTCATCTAACGCACCATCACAAAGAATCTTTGGACGATGATAAGACTAGCGACAAGATACGACATACCACGACTGCTTGAGATTGTTGAGGCGTATGCCTTTGAGAATCCCATTACGGTTTTGGGTAAACAGGTCAATCATGACCCTAAATATGTTGAGAGCTTGTTGTTTGGCATCATCATGGGGCGCGGGTTTGTCTATATAGATAAGCACATGAGAGGCGCAATTATTGGCATCAAGAATCAGAACATCTGGTGTCCAAAGGTGAGAGAATTGAATGAGTTGCTTTGGTGGGTAGAGCCTGAGTACAGAAACGGCACAATTGGTGGTCGGCTCTGGAAAGCGTTTGACCAGCAAGCCGATCAGATGTTGAGCAGTGGCGATGTTCATTGCGTCATTACATCTGTATCGGCATCAGGCCCATTGATTGATTACACCAAGCGCGGCTACAAGGCGGTTGGCGCTAGTTTTGTGAAGGAATAGATATGGTTGGGTCAATGATTGTTGCCGCAGTTACAAAGACTGCTATTGCTGCGTTTACATATGGACAAATTGCGGCTGCTTTTGTGATTAACTTTGCAGTGTCTAGCATTGTGTCTCGTGTATTTGCACCAGACGCAGGAAGCAGCCAAGCAATCGACAACGGCGTTCGCCAGCAAGTTCCCCCGTCATCTACCAACAGCATTCCAATTGTTTACGGAGATGCTTACTGCGGCGGCAGGTTTGTTGATGCCGTCTTGAGTACAGACGCCAAAACAATGTACTACGTCATGGTTGTCTCGCACATCAGTCCAAATGGTCAGTTTACGTTTGACCAATCTGATATGTATTGGGGCGATAGGAAAATTGCATTTGACGCAACTGACAGGACAAGGGTTGTTAGCCTTACTGATGGCGCTGGCGGCGTTGACACAAAGGTTAGCGGCAACCTGTTTATCGCCTTGTACACATCAACACAGGCTGGTGTGATTAGCTCGACCAATGGCGCATCTTTGCCGAACATCTTTATGGGTGGCAGCGACATTCCCTTAGAGACTCGTTGGTTAAGTAACGTCAGGCAAATGAATGGCTTGGCTTTTGCAATCATCAAGCTGAACTACAACCGAGATGCAGAAACAACGGGTATGCAAACCGTTACGTTTAAAGCCCGTCAATATCTCAATGGAACTGGCGCTGCAAAGCCGGGTGATGTTTGGTATGACTACATCACAAACGAACTGTATGGCGGCGCTATGGCTGCTGACATTGTTGATGCAACTTCTGCTGCTGCTTTGAACACATACTCGGACGGCTTGATTCCCTACTTGCAAAATGGCACACAGTTTTTTCAGCCACGCTATCGCATCAACGGTGTTATTGATACAGGCCAATCATGTTTGGAGAACATCAACGCAATCATGATTGCTTGCGACTCTTGGAATCAATACAACGCAGCCAAAGGGCAGTGGGGTGTTGTCATCAACAAGGCAGAAACAACAGCACTTGCGTTTGATGACAGCAACATCATTGGCGAGATTCGCGTCAGTGCTTATGACATTACTAGCAGCGTAAACCAAATTGAAGCCGAGTTCCCAAGCAAAGAGAACCGCGATCAATCTGACTTTGTGTACTACGAAACACCCGCTGGATTGCTGTATCCCAACGAACCAGTAAACAAGTCTTCCATCCAATTGTCGATGGTTAATGACTCTGTGCAAGCTCAGTATTTGGCTTCCCGCATTCTTGAACAGGCTCGTGAAGACCTGATCGTCAACATCAGCACCGCATACACGGGCATTCAAGTTGACGCTGGTGATGTCATCTCAATCACAAACTCATCCTACGGCTGGACGGCAAAGCTGTTTCGTGTCATGAAGGTGTCTGAAGTCAGTTTGCCTGATGGCAATCTTGGTGCAACCTTTGAGTTGAATGAATACAACGCACAGGTGTATGACGACCGCGACATTACTAAATACACCCCTGCGCCAAACACAAATTTGCCGGACCCTGCAAACTTTGGCAACTTGATTGCGCCAATTGTTGTGTCGTCATTCCCAAGTTCGCCAGTGCCTAGCTTTACTGTTCAGCCTTACGTTGGCAGCGGTGGATTTGTCACCTATGCAGAAGTTTGGTATTCGGCATTTAGCAACCCAACAGCATCGCAAATTTACTTGGGCGGCACAACAAGCATTCCAAGCAACGGAGTGCCTTACTCTGCTGGTCAGACGCTGCCAACAGTTGAGGTGCAGATTCCGGCAGGCAATTGGTACTTGTTCTATCGCCTTGTCAATCCTGTGGCTACAAGCCAATATTCGCCAGCAAGTGCTTTGTTTAACTGGAGGCCAACTACTTTCCAATACACCGAAAGATACCTTGCTGTGCGTTATGCAGACAACGCCACAGGCACATCTGGCTTTAGCACAAACCCTCGCAACAAGACGTATTACGGCTTGCAGAATAACGTCACAGCCAATGCCAGCACTAACCCTGCTGACTACACTTGGTATGCAGGCAACTTTGGCTCATCAAATTATTTGCTGTATGCAAATCGAACAAATCGCAAGTTTAGTTTTGCCGTAGGAAATGCTGCGTTCAACAACCTTGGCGGCGCTTTTGTGCCTACTGAATCATCTGTGTACGACACTTCTGTTTGGGGCGCGCTAGAAGACGGGACTAACTTTATTGATCTTGACTTGCGAACTGGTCAATTGACCAAAGCAGGAACAACAGCAATTAGTTCTGCCGATGGTTTGTTGAGTGTGAGCAACAATACAAACGGCTCAATGATTGTGTCTTTGCAAAAGTTCCTCAACTTTGGCAATGGTGTTTACTCCAAGACGTTTAACGCAGCCACTTTGACCGTTGATGTGTTTGGTCGTGTTGTCGGATTCACGCAGCCTGATGACTTCTTTTACACAGAAAATGTTTTCATTGCAACATCTGGACAGACCACTTTTAGCGTCAATCATGTTGTAGGCAACATTCTTGTATTTCGTGATGGCGTACTGCAAGACACAAGCGATTACTCTGAAACGACCACAACTGTAGTTTTAGATAATGCTTGCGCTTCTGGCGAGGTTGTGACTGTATTCAACATGAGGGCCGTCAGTACAGATCAATACTACGAAAACTTGAACGTAACAATTGTCTCAAGTACAGCCAACTCAATTACCTATAGCGCACCAGCTTATCAAATTATCAGCGCAGGCGACCTGCTTTGCTTTGCAGCCGCACAGCCTCAGCCAGCAGACACGCCTACAACCTACACTGTTCAGTCTGTCAACACGACCACCAAAACAATTGTGTTTACAACCAACATTGCTGGAGCAACCAATGGGTTTAGCGCGTTTAGGCGTAGGGCTGCTGGTTCAACATACAGGCCGTTTAGCCGATACACGGTTGACTTGAGTGCTGCTAACTCATACGAGCCGCCTGAGTTCACGATTCGCAATGGTTTTGAAATGGTTTACGTCAACGGCGCACAATTTAGCGAAATTGACTATGACCTTTCTGGCAATTCAATTGGCGGCTTCCCGGCTGGTGTGGCTGGAAAAATGACGTTCATCATGTTTTCTGAAAACAACTTTGGTGTTCCGGCATCCAACGTGACAAACACTGTGGCTTATTCCATCAATGGAGCTTTGAGCTATGTCTTCCCAAGCAATCCCTTGGCTATGGAAGTGTATGCAAACGGAGCTTTGCTGGCCCAAGGAACTGGCTTGGACTACACGGCAAACTCGGCTGGATACAATCTGGTTCAAGCCTTCAACAACAACTTTACCTTGCTCAATCAGCAAACTTTTGCTAGGATTGGCCCCGCATAAGGATATGAAATGACTCAAGCGTACAACTTATCGCAGCTTGCAAACAACCTAGATTCGTCTGGTCGTTTGGACGCGACTGACGGATTGGTCAACGCACTTCCTATTGTCAACGGAGGCACTGCTGCAACCACAGCCTCTGCTGCACGAGCCAATTTGAATGTTCCAGCAAGAGATGGCAGTGATGCTTCTGGCAACTGGAACATCAATGCTGCGTCAGCATCTACTGCCGCCGAACTCAATACGGCAAATTGGACTATTGAGCAACAAGGAACAAATTTGGCATTCTTGTATAACGGCGTTGTCGTTATGCGCGTATCCAATTTTGGTGCAATTACTGCTGCGTCTGATGTTCAGGCTGGCGGCGCTGTTTAAGGAGAAACAAAATGCCAGTAACCGTTCGGAACACCGATATTCTTTTTAACAATGGCACAACACAATCTACTGCCGCCAGTGCTGCTTCAACCGATTTTGGCGGTGTCGGCTCATACGCTGTTCTTATGATGGCGGCAGATAACAATTTGGCATCAGGAGGCACGATTGCTGGCTCCAGTTTAAGAGTTAACGCGCAGATCAATCAATCCATAACCCTTACTAGCAACCCTTTTCCAAATACTTCAGTTGGAGGTAGTTATGTCGGCGGTGGATCGGCGGTATCTGGCACTTGGCGAAAAATGTCTGGGGGTGTAGTATTTCTTTTTGACTCTCAATATGGACTTAGATATTACGCCAACGCCCTTTATGTTCGCATTTCTTGACGAGGAAAAAAAATGATTGTTACCATCACATCTGTTCGCAACCCGAAATGGGTTAACGAAGAACACACAATGATTGATTGCGAAATCACCACCTCCCAATTCGGTAATGAAATCCTGCCGTTTACTGCAAGTCAAAATGACTGTGAAGCGCACGGTCGCGCTATTTTTGCTGACCTTGTTGCTGGTGTTTATGGGGAGATTGCAGAATATGTTCCGCCTCCAGAACCTGAAACGGTTGTAACAGCAACCCCAGCATCCGGCGAAATCCCTAGCGCTGTGCTATGAGCCAACCAACCGTAAAAATTGGCTGTGTCGCGAATCTCTACTCACGCATGATGCGGTTTGAGAAAGCTGGCGATACCGAGATCGGCCACACGCACCAGTTCGACCATCTCACGCTGCTTGCCAAGGGCAAGCTGAAGGTCACGGTTGAAGGTGTTGCCACCGAGTTCACCGCGCCACACATGATCTACATCCACAAGAATAAGGTGCATGAGCTTGAAGCCTTAACTGATGAGACTGTGGCATATTGCATCCATGCCCTGCGGGACAAGGACAACAACGAAATCCTCGACCCGTCCATGATCCCTGCCGGGGTTTCGCCAATGTCGATGGCTGCATCAGTTTGCAAGTGACATTTTGCGTCATAATTGAGTTAAGACAAGACAGAATCCGTAGCCCTGCGAGATAGCGGGGAGCGTCACCACCCGAGCTTTGGGGAACCAAATGGCTGTCTTCAATAAAAACGCACTTACACAAGTGTCGGGGTTTGATAACCCCATCATCGCTGGCGAACTGGTCTATCAACAACAGACCTACTGGAACCTTGTGTTCACAGGCGCTGGCAATACCCCTGTTAACCTAACTGGCGCAACAATCAACGCACAGATTGTTCGCCGCTTGTTGAGCAACATTCAGGACAGTCGTAGCGGCTTGACGTTCGACATCACTGACTACAGCCCTGCTCCGACTCCTGTACCATTGACAATCACAAACCGCAATAATGCGGCTGGCTCATTTACGCTTGTGATTGACCAATCCTCTTGGGACATCATTGCAGGTGATCCCGAGTTGGACATCTCTGCCAATGTCCCTGTTGGCTTTTCTGGACGAGTCAAAATTAGTTTCCCTGCTGGAGGTGGAACACCACAAGATGATGCAATCATCTTTCTGTTGTTCCTTGTTCGCTCTGATGGTGTTGTCAACACCTCTGCTTCTGTTTAAGGGGAAATCATGGCTACTTTGAATGTGACCGTAGTTGACGGCAACAATATCAACGTCCAAGTCGTACCCACACCAAATCAAGTCATTAACATTGATCGTGGCGTTGCTGGTAATGGCATTGAAAGCATTACGGTAGTTGATATTGATGACTTTGCTTATCTGGACATCGTTTATACAAACGGCACAGAAGAGCAACTCGGCCCGATTGGCGTCAGCAGCCAAATCCTGATCGACATTGAAGACAACATGGTAAGCATCGTTGCTGTTGCAAACGATCTTGCTGTTATCAATGATGTGTACGACAACCTTGCAGCCATCAACGATGTAGAAGCAAATATGGCGGCAATTATTGCTGCCCCTGCTGAAGCTGCTGCCGCCGCTGCTAGCGCTGCTAACGCTGCTCAATCTGCTTCTGACTCGCTGGAGTCTGCAAACGATTCAGCTGCTTCCGCATCTGAGGCATTACTGAGTGAGCAAAACGCCGCTGATAGTGCTGCTGCTGCTTTGCAAAGTTCTATTGACGCACAGACTGATGCCAACAATGCGGCAACTTCTGCGGGACAATCAGCAACCTCTGCCGCTGCTGCCCTTGCATCTGAACAAGCTGCCGCTGATTCTGAGGCTGCTGCGCTGGCATCTGAAAATGATGCGGCTGCTTCTGCTGCTGCCGCCCTTGCCTCTGAACAAGCTGCCGCCGCTTCTGCTGCTGCTGCCGATACAAGTGAAGGCAACGCTGCAACTTCTGCATCTAATGCTGCCACTTCCGCTTCTGCTGCTGCCACATCAGCAGCAAATGCTGCCACCTCAGAAACCAACGCCGCCTCATCTGCAACAGCCGCTGATGGCAGTGCTGATTTGTCTGCTGCTGAAGCTGTCAATGCCGCAAATTCTGCTGGAGAGGCTGCGACATCTGCTGCCGCTGCCTTGGCCTCCGAGCAAGCTGCTGCTGACTCTGAAGCTGCTGCACTGGCATCTGAGAATAATGCTTCTGCTTCTGCTGCTGCCGCCCTTGCGTCCGAAAATGCTGCTGCCGATAGCGAGGCTGCTGCTCTTGCATCGCAGATTGCTGCCGCCTTGTCTGAGGCAAATGCTGCTGCTTTGTATGACAATTTTGACGACCGTTACCTTGGCGCAAAGAATGCTGACCCTGCCACAGACAACGATGGCAACCCACTGTTGACTGGCGCTCTGTACTGGAACACAGTCAACAATGTGATGAGGACATACAACGGCACTGCATGGCAGACTGCTTTTGTCCCCTCAACCAACTTTGTCGCCAAGTCGCCAACGGCAACCGACAATGCTGTGCCTCGTTTTGATGGCACGACTGGCTACACCATCCAAAACTCTGGCGTCATCATTGACGACAACAACAACATCGCAGGCAACAGCTTCACTGGTCATTACGTTCAGATTGACACGACTGTTACTGAGGCTCCCGGTGTCGGTAAGATGGTTTGGGATGCTGCCCAAGGAACTATCGCATTCAACGCTTTAGCTGACGGCGTTGTTCGCATTGGTCAATCAATTTTGGCTCGTGTCACCAACGCAGATTCTGTGACCATTCAAAAAGGTCAAGCAGTTTATTTGTTTGGGGCGCAAGGCGACAGGGCTACTGTTAAGTTGGCAAGTAACACATCTGACGCAACATCAGCCAAGGTGTTTGGCCTTGCCAATCAAGCCATCACCGCCAACGGCACTGGCTTCATCATGTGCCAAGGCGTTATTGAAGGCTTGAACCTCTCTAGCTTTTCGGCAGGCGATTCTTTGTATTTGGGTTCGACCCCCGGATCGCTTACAAACGTCAAACAATACGCTCCCAACCATCTGGTTTACATGGGTGTTGTCGAACGTGCAAATGCTGGCAATGGTCAGATTTATGTTCGTGTTCAAAATGGATATGAGCTTGACGAGCTTCACAACGTATCAGCACAAAGCCCAACAAACGGTCAGACGCTTGTTTTTAACAGTTCAACCAACTTGTGGGAAAAATCTAACGCTCCAGTGTTGAGCAGCGCAACTGGCTTGCCTTTGTCCACTGGTGTGACTGGCATCTTGCCTGTTGCTAACGGTGGTACAGGCGCATCTACAGCATCTTCTGCTCGTACCAATCTTGGCCTTGGCACTGCGGCTGTGCTTGATGCTGGAGTAGCAAATGGCGTTGCCACGTTGGACAACAGCGGTACTGTTCCGCTTTCTCAAATCCCTGCGTCACTGCAAGGCGCTTTGACTTTTGAAGGCACATGGAACGCAGCAACCAACACGCCAACAATCACATCTGGTGTTGGCGTAAAGGGACACTACTATGTTGTCAGCGTATCCGGCAACACAACCATTGATGGTGTGTCTGGTTGGGTGACTGGCGACTGGATTGTGTTCAGTGGCACTGTTTGGCAAAAGGTGGACAACACTGATGCCGTGACATCTGTTAACGGCTACATAGGCAGCGTTGTGCTTGGCTTTGCAGATGTTGGCGCTCCTTCTGTATCTGGAGCCAATGCAACTGGCACATGGGCAATTGGCATCTCTGGTAATGCGGCCACAGCCACTACAGCAGCAACATCCAATAACCTGAACATCAACGGCCTGACCTCTGAGCCAGCAACGCAGTCATCTGACCTGATTGCTTTCTACGATGTATCTGCTGGCGCTACACGCAAAGCAACTGTTCAACAGCTTGCATTGGTTGGCCCCACTGGACCGACAGGCGCTACAGGTCCGACAGGTCCGACTGGCCCGACTGGTCCGACAGGAGCGACAGGCACTGCCGCAACTGTTGCTGTTGGCCCAACTACAACTGGTGCAGCAGGCACAAGCGCGACCGTAACGAACTCCGGCACATCGTCTGCTGCTGTCTTTAATTTTACGATTCCGCAAGGCGCTACTGGCCCCACAGGTCCGACTGGTCCAACTGGCCCACAAGGTATTCAAGGCAACACAGGTCCAACTGGACCAACTGGACCGACTGGAGCAACAGGTACTGCCGCA